ATGGCGAAGGTTATACATGTGCACTTGTTGCAACAAATTGATGGCGTAAAGCGGCGGGACTGGTATTTCAGCAGCTTGTCGGCTGTGTTCACTGTATTCACCCCCGAGCAGGTGGGCGTGACAAAGAATTATCTGCTGCACGCGGGGTTGTCGGGAGGTGGCGTAATCATCAATAAACGCGCTGTTATACGGCAATCTACGCTTATCGGGTGCAGTCGTGGGGTGAGTGGTTAGGAGGGTGTTTTTAGGGCATTAGAACGCCATTAGAGGGGTGTTTTGGTGTGTATGACTATTGGGCGGCTTTCGGGCCGCTTTTTTTGTGCCTTTTCGGGTCGATTTTAGGTCTTTTTTGGGTTAGGAGGGACATTAGGGGGGACAGTTAGGGGGGACAAAATAAAAAGTTAGGGGGGACAAAAACGCGTATTTGCCTGGCTAGTGTTGAAGCGGAGTTAAATACCCTGTTCGTGTGTTTCGGGGCAAAAACGTGTGAATTGATGTTGAGTTAAAACCCCGCCCTTTTAAGCGTTGCCGTTTTGATACATGTTGATAATCAGACATTTAGTGTTTTACTGTCTATTTCTGAAGGAGGGGACGCCTAAAAAGGGGTGCGGGGGCGTGCCGGGAGGAGGTGGGGAGGGGCGTTGAGAGGGGTTTTAGATGAGAATTATCAACTATTCAGCGCGTACTATCCCCTTAACGAGTGCGACATGGTAGAAATGCGACTTGTGGAGCTGAAAGGGAGGGTATTCTGGGTTGTCTGATACGATGAGTAAGTGGTCGTTGTCTTCTCCTTGTCGAATACGTTTCAGAAGAGCCCCTTGGTTGGTATCAATAATATAAGGCCTATTCCATTGAAAGAATATATCTTGCATTGGTACGACCTGGCATGCCACAATATCACCAGACCGATATGTAGGTTCCATCGAATCGCCACTTATTCGAATAAGGAAGTCGACATTCTTGAAACTAGGTATAACGAAATAATCGTATGCGTTGATGTCTGCGTCCTCTTCTCCTGCGAAATAACCTGCCATTGCGGTTTGCGAAATGAGCGGGACACCCTTTTTCTCGGTCTTAGAGTGGCGTTTTGTGGGGGTTGTCGCCTTAGGCATGGGAGTGGATACTAACAGCTGGGTAGCCTTTGGAGCAGCCAGTTCTGCCTTGATCATGTTGCCTTCACCGGTAAGAAGCCATCCAGGGGAAATATCTTTGCATTTTGCAAAAATTAGGTCGTAATCAATGGTATTACGGGACATCCAGGTACTAATAGTAGAAGGGGAAACTCCGAGTCTTTTCGCAAATCGGGATGGTTTCCCCTCATCAAAATGAGAAATTAAGGCCTCTAAACGTTCTTTTTTATTCATATTTTGCATTTTGAGAAATAAAAGAGGAGAAATATTTTGCAGATTGCAAAATTAGTTCTATCTTTGCAACGTGTTCAGAACAGAACACGCGCCAAAGATACTAAAAAAGGCGCGATTGTACAAATTTTAAAACTTAAAGAAGATGAACGGAAATATCGAGATAAAGGAATGGGCGACCAACGATTTCAAGGGAAGGGTGGCCCAAAGGCTGATGACGGACCGTGTGAGGTTCAGCTACGACCCCGAAGAGGGCATCGTTTTCGCCGCCCCCGAGGAATACGTGAAGGGCCTCATATATAAGCTGATGGTTTGCGATGGTGTTAAAAGTCGCCCCAACATACACGAATACAATAAATAAAAGGAGATACGGACATGAATACAGAAAAAAAGAACAGCAGGCTGGCGTTGCTGGCCAAGGACGTGGAGAACAAGTTGGCTGTCATGGCCAAGGACTTGGAGCGGTACAAGGAGGTTATGGCGGAAGACTACGAACGTTTTTTCCGCTGGCACTCGGAAGACGCCTACAAGATGCAGGTGTACAAGTTGGAGTTCGAACGCCTGCTGGTGCGCATTGGCGAGGGCGACTCGGGCAAGCTGCGCGAATACCTGCGCAACAGGGTGGACGGCACGCAGGCGTTGCTGCTGGAAGCGAGCGTGAGGGGGGACGTCATGACGTCTGTGGCCCTGGCCAACATCAACGAACTGGAAGCCAAACGCCGCATGTGCGAGCAATACCAGATGATGCTGGACTTCATAGGGAATGGGAACGAAGAAGAACTTAACGGGCAGAGAATATGAAAAGGGAGAAAAACATCAATCGTCAAGACAAGGAGAAATTATTCGCGGCTCTTCAAGAATGCAGGAGATGTGCATGCCGCCTACGCCGTCGAATAGATCGCATAGAGCGCGAACTATCTGGGAATAGTCAACCACAGAGCGGAAGCGTTTGCACTCACGCTCAATGCGAAGGTTCAGTTCCACATGGTCGACGCCATTCATTTCAGCATCCTCGTCGGGATAGTAATAAGAAAGGCTATGGCTACAAGACAAGGCTAGTGGAGTCAGATGCGCTTCAATGCATTGTTCGGAGAACTGAACCAAGTCAGTCTCAGACCTCGTGGTGGCTTGCCGTCCTTGACGAATTGTAACCGTCGCTTTGAAAAGGTATCTGTTTGTGTCCATAATTTGTTCCATTTTGAAATTCGGGCATAAAGTTAATGAAAAAAAACAACATAAAGGAAGAAAGACGATGAAAAGGAAGATAGTGGTGACCGCCGAGGTTAAGCAGAAACTTATGAAACAGTTCGGGGCTGGGGAGCGCAGCCTGTTCAACGCACTTACGTACGACGAGCGGCGCGGCAACTCGCCAACGGCCAAGCGCATCAGGGAGTCTGCCATGAAGAACGGGGGCGTGTCGATGGCCGACGACTGCCTGGACATGGAGACCATCCACCTGGCCGACGGCACGATGCGTCAGTTTTTCCCGCGCGGCACGGTGATGACCGTGTTCCGCAACGGGGTGGTGACGATAGAGAAGAACGGCCGCCTGGTGAAGAAGGAGCAGTGCCCCGGACTGATAGACGATTATGAGGAGCTGCAACGCCTGGCCGCAAAGGTGGACGGCGCGGAGCGCGTTACGGTGCTGAGGTAAAGGAGGCACATGGCTATGGTAGAGTATTACGAAGGCCGGCTGTGCATCCCTGCGAAGGAGCTGGTGGAGCGGGGACTTGTGAGCGAGGCCAACTACAAGAAGATGGCGATACGCAAAAAGTTCGACGTCGCCCGCACCGCCCGCGGCCTAGGCAACTACGCCCTTGTGGCCGTGGATACGCTGCCGGCTGCGATGAAGGAGGCCGTGAAACGCGCCTACCCTAACCTGCGCATCGTGCGGCTGGTGAACTGGGTGCGCGAGAACTACGACTACGACCAGCGCGCCTACGCCTTTTTCTCCGACCCTGCGCAATGTGGCGTTGAGCTGCCCCGGCGACACGTGAGGGAGTACACCGTGAACGCAGGCGTGATAAGTGCGGCCGTCGCCCTGTACAACAGCGCGAAGGCGCAGCACACGGTGATGGGCGAGGCGTATGATTGGGACATGATGGCCGAGGCCATCGACGTACTGAAACAAGAGTACGGCCACACGCTGCCCACATCCACCCTGCGATTTAGAAAGAAGGTGGCCGAGTTCAAGAAGAAGGGCTACGTCTGTCTGATAAGTGGCAAGTTCGGAAATCAGAGCGCGCGGAAGGTGGACCACAAGACGGAGCGGCTGATACTGGGGCTGGCCGTGCTGCCCAACAAGCCTTTCAATAGCAACGTGCACGATATGTACCTGAGCTTTGTGTGTGGCGAGTTGGAGGTGTACGACCCCGAGACGGGCGAACTGTTCTGCCCGGACGACTTTACGCTGAAGAACGGCGAGCCGAAGACGCTGAGCGAGGGCACCATCAACAATGTGCTGAATGCGCCTAAGAACAAGCTGATGGTGGAACATGCGCTATCCACCTATACCACGTTCATGCACGAACAGATGCCACACATGCACCGCCACTCCGGCCGTTTCTCGCTTTCGCAGATCACGATGGACGACGTGGACCTCACGCGCAAGCTGAAAGACACCAAGCAGCGCGTACACGCATACTACGCCTACGATGTGGTGAGCCAGTGCGTGCTGGGTGTTAGCTACGGCCGAAAGAAAGACGAGAACCTCGTGGTGGATTGTTTCCGCGACATGTTCCGCACCATAGCTCGCCACGGATGGGGCATACCGGCAGGCATCGAGGTGGAGAACCACCTGATGAGCCAATACCGCGACGGTTTTCTGCGGGCAGGCGAAGTTTTCCCATTCGTACACTTCTGCGCCCCGCAGAACTCGCAAGAGAAGTACGCCGAGCCGCTGAACGGAGCCAAGAAACGCAGCATCATACACAAGAACCACACGGGCATCGGCCGTTTCTACGGCAAAGGTAAGTGGAGACAGGAATACAAGAAGGTGAGCGACGAATGGAACGACACCTACGAAGACCGCGAATACTTCACATGGGAAGAACTGGTGGCCGACGACCGCGCCGACAGCGCAGAATGGAACAACACGCTGCATCCCGACCAGAAACGCTATCCCGGCATGACGCGATGGCAGGTGCTTGTGGCTAACGTGAACCCCACGCTGCTGCCATACGACGCACGGACGTTGGCACGGCATATCGGCGAGGCTGTTGAGACCAGCGTAAGGAGGAATTCAACAGTGCGCGTGGCACACGAAGACTGGTGGCTGAGCAGTACAGCAGCACTGGAACGCCTTGCTCCGAACAACTACAAGGTGACGGCCTATTACCTGCCGGATGAAGAGGGAGGGCCGACGGACGTGTACCTCTACCAGGGCGACCGCTATATAGATAAGGTGGAAAGGGTTGAGACCTTCAACCGCGTGATGGCCGAACAGACGGACGAGGACGTGGTGAAGTTCATCGAGCAGCAGAAGAAAGTTTCAGGCTTCAGGAAATACGTAACCGACAACGCCATCCAGCGCGTGGGTGTGATGAAGACGAAGGTGGAACTGACGATAGAAGACGAAGAGGACTTGGAAGTGGCCACGCCACAGGCAGAGGAAGAGGTGCCGTTGCCCCCGATAATGGCAACAGACTGGAGCAGGGCCGGCGTGGATGCCACATAACGACAAACTAACGATAATCGAACGACATTAAAACAGCATTAGAACATGACACAAGACACCAAACAGCGGATATTGGCAGCCGTGGCCGCCAACCGCACCAACTACCCCAGCGACGCCAAGCACGCCGCAAGCCTGGGAATAAGCACAAGCGTGTACAGCGCACTGAAGAACGGTCAGACCGACAAGACGCTGAGCGATGCTAATTGGATATCGATAGCCCGCCGTCTGGGTGTGGAGCTGCGCGCCAGCATCGAGTGGAAGGCGGCACGCACGCCTGTATATCAGTTCGTGATGGCACAGCTGGAATTCTACCAGCAGAGCGGCACGAGCGGCATATTGTGCGACATGCCCAACATCGGCAAGACGTTCACCGCACGCCTGTATGTGCAGACACACGCCAACGCGGTGTACATAGACTGCTCGCAGGTGAAGACCAAGCTTAAGCTGGTGCGCAAGATTGCAGCAGAGTTCGGCGTGAACGCCCGCGGACGGTATGCCGACGTGTATGACGATCTGGTGTATTACCTGCGCTCCATCGAGCAGCCCCTCATCATCCTAGACGAGGCGGGCGACCTACAATACGAGGCCTTCCTCGAATTGAAAGCCCTTTGGAACGCCACCGAGCGCGCCTGCGCCTGGTACATGATGGGTGCGGACGGGTTGAAGGAGAAGATAAACCGCTCCATCGAGTGCAAGAAGGTGGGCTACACCGAGATGTTGAGCCGATACGGCGACCGCTACTCGAAGGTTACGCCCGACGACGGCCGCGAGCGCGACGCCTTCCTTGCCGAACAGGCCCGCATCGTGGCCAAGGTGAACGCTCCAAGTGGCACGGACATCGCCGCCATAGTACGCCGCACGGGCGGAGGGCTGCGGCGCGTTTACACAGAGATAGAGAAACTTAAACGAGCAAACTGATGGCCAGGACAAGAGCGTACACACCGCGTGAAGTTGGTGAGAAACGATACAAGACCCTACCCTGGGATGGCGAATGGCAACGCGTGTTCGGACGGCCTGCACTCAACGAGCTGTGGTTCATCAGCGGCGCATCGGCCCAGGGCAAGAGTTCGTTCGTTATGCAGCTTGCCAAGAAACTGTGCGAATACGGCCGCGTGCTGTATGTGAGCGGCGAGGAGGGCATACGCCAGTCGTTTCAACGTCGCCTGCAACTCTTCCACATGGAGGACGTGAACCGCCGCTTCTTCATCATCGAAGACACAAGGATAGAGGCACTCACCGAGCGGCTGGCCAAGCACAAGAGCCCCCGTTTCGTGGTGATAGACAGCTTTCAGGTGGCCGAATGGACATACGAAGAGGCAATGGCACTGAAGGCGCGTTTCCCACAGAAGACGTTTATATACGTATCGCAAGAGCACAAGAGCGCACCGATGGGCAAGCCTGCCGTTCGTCTTCGTTACATTGCCGGCGTTAAGGTGCGCGTGTCGGGATTCGGCGCACCCTGCGGGGGGCGCGAGAACGAGCGTGGTGGGCAAGGTTTCGTGGTTTGGGAAGAGGGGGCGGTGAGGTATGGCAACGGAAGCCTCACCCCCAGCCCCTCTCCAAGGGGAGAGGGGAGTGAATAGCCTTGCCGCGCACATGGGATTAACAATTAAATAAAGGAGTTATGGGAAAGATACTATACGAAATTATTCACAATGAGCAGGACAAGGCAATGACATCTGCCGAAGTTAAGGAATACCTGGAAAAGGTAATTGCCGACCTGCCGGAGCAAGAGGAAAACATAAGCGTCGATATTACGCTTTGTTCAGATAGTGGAATGAGCCGTATGATACGAGGCTTTCCGTTATTTAGAGATACATCAGAACGAATTCAACAATATTTAAAAAATAAGAAGATGAATAACAAGATCTACATCAGCGGTGCCATAGCGCACCACGACATCAACGAGCGCAAGGCTGCATTCGCAGCAGCTGCCCATAAGTTGAGAGAGGAAGGCTTTACTCCGGTCAACCCCTTCGAGAACGGACTGCCCGACAGTGAAGATTGGCGACGCCACATGCGCGTGGACATCGGCATGCTGCTGCAATGCGGCCGCATATACATGCTGCGCGGATGGGAGTTTAGCAAAGGGGCAAAGCTGGAACTGGACGTGGCCAGCAGCTGCGGAATAGAGGTGATGTTTGAAACGCACGAGCCATGATACGCGGACGATGGGGCAAGATGACACCCACAGACGAGGAGCGGGCATGGATGGAAAGCCATTTCGCCCATACGAAGAACGAAGACGTGGCCCGCTACCTCGGGGTGTCGCGGCGAACTGCCGTGCGGCTGGCACGCGGAATGGGTTTGGAAAAGAGTGCGGAGTTCGCACGCGCGATGCAGGCCAATGCCGTCGAGCACGCCGTACGAGCCAACCGCGGGCAGGGTAATGCAGGCAAGGCCAATCTTCTGAAATACGGCAAGGCCTACCGGTTCAAGCCCGGCATGGGAAATAAGGACCGACTGTCGGCGGAAGCTCTCTCCGAAATGTACCGACGGAGCGCGGAGACACGCAAGCGCATGGTGATGGCCGAACGCCGCCGCGTGGCCTTCGGGCTGGAACAGAGAACCGCCCTACGCGTGGTTAAGGCACCAAAAGCGAAAATATACCTGCGCCACGAGCTTCGCAAACGTGGTTATGTGGTGGCCCACGCATCGTCGGATGCCACGATAACCACCGACACGCGCAGGTCGGCCATATTGGAGCAGCGGGCAGAGAAGATGGGAATTAGGTTTTATCTAACAGGAAAAAAACATGATACACAAGGGAGATAAATTCACGGTGCACTGGATTGGGCACGAGTCGTGTTATGTTGACAGGCTTTACGAGGTTGTCGGAATAATTGACGATTGTCGCTGTCCACGCCCGTCGTGGTTTACGGGAAGGCCCGAAACACCCAGGGCTGCACACTGTCACATATCGGCGCGCTTGGTGCGCTCTCCTCTGAAATGGCATGACGATGGGCTGCACTGGTTCAACGACATCGACCCGCAGACGCTCCATAGCATAACCAGTCCCGACTTTTGGCTGGAGATTATCCGGCAGCCAGGGGACCAATTAAGTTTATTTTAAAAGCAAAAACGATGAAACTGATAATCGAAAGAATGAAAGTTCGCCTACAAGCATGGCTTGAGGGCCGCGCCCGCGAAATGGAGGCGCGCCGCGTGAAGCGTATAGACCGTGAGGCGCGCAAGACCATACATTTGATAGAACATAACGGCGTGATGTACGTGGGCGTTAACGGCGTGCCGCTCTTTGCGCCCATCGACTTGACGGAAAGCGTGATCGAGAGCGTGGCGCAGGCGCGCAAGGCCTATGCTGACTGGATGGAAGAACAGGCGTGGCGGTAGCCGCTAATTAAGGAGGACAAGCCTATGCCGCCAGAGTATAACTATCGAAAGTTTTATGCGTTGCTCAAACTCATGCCGTATGCCGACAAGGAAACGTTGGTGTTCCAATACACAAAGGGACGTACCGACCACCTCGGGCAGATGCACCCCGACGAATACCGCGTGATGCTGTGCGACATGAAGCGGGTGGTGGACGACGAGGACACGACACGCGAGCTGAAAAAGCGGCGCAGCGCGGTGCTCAAGCTCATGCAGCAGCTGGGCATAGACACCACCCGCTGGCCCAACGTCAACGCCTTCTGCACGGACGCACGCATCGCCGGCAAGGTGTTCCGCAGGTTGTCGATGGACGAGTTGGAGGCGTTAGTGCCAAAGTTGCGGTCGATATTGAATAAGGGCGGGCTTAAGGCATCCGAGCCTGCCACGCAACCGCAGCCACCACGACCACGGCCCGCAAAACTGAAAGTGAAGTACAACTTTATGATTAACAATAATAAAAACAAGAACAATGAAAAAGGAAATGCTTGAGGGCCTTTCGCCCGAGGAGAAGAAGGAATTGCTGGCCACGCTGCAGAACGAGGCCAACGAGGAGAAGAACAACCGCCGACAGGCTTACGAGGAGCTGCGTGAGAAGTTCGCGCAAGACGTGCAGGCACGGCTGAACGATGTAGTGACGGCCGTTACCGAGTTCCGCGAGTGGCTGGAAAACGAGAGCCGCGCCTTCCGCGACGTGATGGCTGAATATGGTCAGCTGCGCAGCGAGAGTCAGGGCGGTTTCACGATGACCGTCGCCGATTTCCGCCTGACGGTGGCCGCCAACAAGGTGAAGGGCTTTGACGAGCGCGCCGACATGGCAGCAGAACGGCTGGTGGACTACCTGAAGCGTTATGTGCAGTGCACGGAGAAGGGAACGGACGATCCCATGTACCAGCTTGCCATGACGTTGCTGGAGCGCAACAAGAGCGGCGACCTCGATTATAAGAGCATATCGAAACTGTACGACCTCGAAACACGATTCGATGCCGAATACGCCGAGATTATGCAATTGTTCAAGGAAAGCAATGTGATTCAGCGCAACGCGCAGAACTTCTACTTCCACCGGCGCGACGATGTCGGAGTTTGGCGCAAAGTCGAACCCAGTTTCTGCCGAATGTAGTAAGGGTGAAAGGGTGAAAAGGTGAAAGGGTGAAAAGGTGAAAGGGTGAAAAGGTGAAAGGGTGAAAAGATGGCTCACGCCCGCAAGGTTATTGGCTTAACTCCCTTACTCCTTAACCATTTAACCCCTGAACGTAAAAAAGTCCCTGCAACACTTGTTGTTGCGGGGACTTTTCCGTAATTTTGCATATTATTGTTAACGTACACAATGGTTATGGCAAGAGGGAGAAACAAGGATTTGATTAACGAGCGCGACCGCCGACTATTCGAGCGGTTCTACTATTGGAGCGAAGTTAAAAGGCTTCGCTTTGACGACACGATACGCAAGCTCTCGACCGAGGAGTTTTTCCTAGCCGAGGCTACCACGCTACGCATCGTGCGCCGCATGCTGATGGATGGGGCCACGGTAGACGGGAAGGCCGTGGAGAAGAGTCGGCGTCAGGGGTTCAGGTCTTCAACCGCACGGAGAGAGTCGTGCGGCCAATTGTCCTTGTTTCCCGAGTAGCCTCGGCCAAAGCGCATGTATAAGTCTCCTCGTAAACCTTGATGCCGTGGCTGAACGTAAAGAACCGCGAGCGGGCGCGTATCAAAGCCCCCTCGCTTGACGGCCGATAGCCCTGCAACAGCGCGTGCAGGGCTTTTCTTTTTTCCTCGCGCTGCATGATGCGGTCTGTTGTCTGGCTGCCTGCGTGGGTGTCATCATAACAATCCAATATGAGGCGAACGCGCACCTCACAGGTTCCGCGCTGTGCGACGTCAGCCGTGTCGGTCCACTCCGTGCCTGGCAGGTCGATGAGGACGGCGGGATATGTCAGTGGATACATGTCCAGCTGTTCATTGTCGAGTGCCTCCAGCTGTCCGTAGTCTTCGTCCACTGTGCGCGCCCAAGGCAGGGCGCGCGCAATGTGGTCTATCATGTTAACGAGTATCGATTCCATTTCCTATTTCAATTAGCGTGTTGAGTATCATCTTGCGTATCTTAACGTTAAGTTCGTGGCTCGTGCCGATGAACTGACGGCGCGGGATGTGTATAGTTGTCTTTCTCGTCAGGGCCATTGCGCGCCACGCCTGCGCCATTGGCGGCAGCTCTTTCGGCATTTTATCGCCTTTTTTAACCTTGGCCAGCGAATACACCATGTGCCAGGCGTAACGCCGCATCTTGGGCGTTATGCCGATGTTCCCGCCCTCGTTGTGGATGGCGGCATAGGGCCGTGGGTTGGTAACCATCACCGCGCCGGGCATGGCCACGGCATCTATGCTGCGCATCAGGTTGTCGGTGGCTGAGGTCAGCGGCTTGTACGGCGAGCCCGCATCCTGCCGCCGTGTCTTCTTCCAGGGGTGCAGCCCGCCGTTGGTGAAACCTCCGTCGCGGAAGTTCTGCCGAAAGTGGTTCTTGGCGATGACGGCCGCCTTGCGGGGGATGTCTGAGCGCATGGCCTGCTCCACCTGCTGTGGAGCGCGGGCGATGATGTCGGCTATTTGCTTGGCGTTCATTATTTTTCTTACTTGTGAGTAAAAAAATAGTCTGAAAACATTTTGCAGTCTTCAACTTTATTGCTATATTTGCACGAAAGATGGTGGAGGAAAAACGTGCCCAAAGGGCTTTGGACCCGGGTTAGCGCATTCCGCCATCTTTTTTTATTGCCTAACTCCCCGCTTCAAGTCTTTCGGCTTTGTGCTTTCGATTGTATAAAGCACTTCTCCGTAGTCCTTGTGCACTTTCACATTGGCCCAATACTCCTTATCCCCGATGTTTAATGAGTAGTAAGTGAAATAGAGCGTTTCTTGGTGCTTTTTCTTCCCGGGGTTGTTTGGGTCAAACTTAGGGTGCCCTGGTGGATATGGCCTGTTTTCGGCATATCCCTCATACTTCCACCCCTTAATGCTGTCCATCTCAAAATGCTTGAGCCATTCCATCAGTGTTGCGTCCTCTCTATTGTGCTCGTATACGTCCGTTAGCGACCTGCGTAGGATGGTGAGCGAACCTGTCGTATATTCTTCGCCTTCCAGTTTCGCCCCCTTGTATGCATCAAGCTTAACCTTAAATTCCTTGATGTGGATTGAGGCTTGCACTTGCGCTTCGCGCAATGTCTCTGGTTGTTTATTGCTATCCGGCAATTTTTCATTGACATACTCGCAGTTGAAGCAATCTTTCTTATGAGCAACGAACATTGCTCGCATGCGGTTCTTAACCCCTCGGGGCTTGTAGTATGGGCATTGAGCGCACTTTTCGGGGAAGTACGGGTGCGTGTCGTTTATCAAATGGCCGTCCTTGCCGGGGTTGTTGTCGAGTCCGCGCTGCGGTTGCGGGGTGGGCATGTCCTCCACCACGTTGGCAGGCGTGGCGGGGTCGTCCGTGGCCTCGAGCATGCATTTGCAGTTCCAGCGGTCTTGCGGATGGTGCTTTTCCCAGAACGGATGCTCGACGGGCAGGGTAAGTTTCTTTTCCCAATACTCGCGGTGCGACGCCTCGGCATCGGGCGATGTGGTGGGCATCCAACGCAGGTTGGGGAATATGTCCTTGTTTTCAATGAACTCCTGCCAGTCGGCCGCGGCATGTGCGCGCAACACGGCCGTATTGTATTCGGTACGCAGCCACGCGCCCGTATGGTGTGAGGCTATCGTCCGAACGTCGTTCGACCATTGTTCGAATGGTTTAATATTGCCGTTCGAATCCCGCAGTTTGTCGGCCATCGCCTTGCCCATAGCGTGCACCTTGAACGCCGCGAACACTTCGTTGCCGTGGCGCATGGCATCAAGGAATCGGTCGTTGTGTCGCGGTTGGTAGTCGCCGCGTGCCAGGCCCTCGGCTGCCGCCTCGTTCATGGTGCGTTGCAACGCGCGCCACATCTTCGGCTCGATCTCCTTTGACGTGTCAAACCCCTCGTAAATGGTGTGCAGGAAGTCGCCCAACAGGTCGGCCGAAACCTCCACGCTGCCTTCGGCGTTATGGATATGCGCGTGGCATGCGCACTGCCCGCCACCATAGTAGAGGTTGTCAATTAGAAGTCGTTGTCCGCCCCGATGGGCCTCGGGGCTAGGCCGAAAAAACGGTGCAGGGCGTTCGTTGGGGCTTTGCGTTCGGGTTCTCGCGGCGGTTCGGGCTCTTGCGCCAGCCGCTCGCGCAGGGCTGCGCGCTCCTCTTCCTTCTTCGCTTTAAGCTCATTGTAGTTCTCGGGCTTGGCTACGCCGAAAGTCTCGTATAGGTAATCGTCGTCGATAGGCAGCCCCATGTTGGATAGTTTCTGTACTATGTCAATCTGCTGCGCGGTGTCCACCTTCTCCTTCTTGGCGTATACGAACTCGCCTCCGTCGGTGTTGAAACCCAGTTGTGCGAAGATGTCGCGCATCTGATAATTGAGGATGTCGAGGATGAAGTCGCGGTCGTCGGCGTTCATCTCGTCCTCCTCCTCCTTATGTATCGTGCCAAGGGCCTGCGTGCCGGTACTCTTGGCGTCGGTGGTGAGGGTATTGCCCAGCACGCGGATGCTAATCTTGCTGTCCCAGTATTCGGCGAACGTGCGATACAGCTCGCTGCTGCCGGTCTTGTTGCCCGCCTCTATCAGGTTCAGGTCGCTGTCCTTCGGATGGATGTAGACGGCATTGGTGCCTTGCTGCCGCGCCTCTCGGATGAGCGTGCGGCGTGCCTCTTCATCGCCGGCGTCGTAAGTGTACTCGCGTATGGGCATGCCGAAGATGTTGCAGAATCGCGCCCAGTCGCCCATGTTGCCCTTCTTGTACAGCACGGCGGGCAGAATCTCGGCGAAGATACCCAGTCCACGCTCCGAACCCACGAAGAGCGTGTGGCCGTACTCCTCCACTGGCACTCCACTGATGTCGCCCTGGTGTCGAAGCACCAAGCCGCGGATGGGGTCGTAGTTCTTGCGGCTGATGCTGTCAAAGCGGATATTGCCGTCGTCCTCCATCCGGAACTGCACGAGGGTGAATCCCCAGAACTCGGAGAGGATGAGTTCCTTGCGCAGTTCCTTGAACCAGGGCGAGCGAAGTTGCTTGTTTATCTCCTCATCGGGTTTCCCATCGCGCTGAAATTCGATGGGTATCTGCGTCACGCCGCGCAGGCGTTTAGCCATCACGCCCGTGAGGTGGAGGTCGAAGTTCGCGCTCTCATACATGTCGTACAGGCGCACGCGGTTGCTGTAATCGATGCCGCGCGCCGAGGTGACGGCATTCATGTAGTGTTGCAAATTGAAGTGGAACAGCTCGGGCATCTGCAGCACCACGTCGGGCTGGCGTTCTCCAGGTGCGGCGAGCATGCCGCCCTGCGTTATACGGCGGCCTTGCGCGCGCCTTTGTTTCAGGTTCTTCATCTTTACCATTTTTTGTTTTTTCACTTATAAGAGCGTGGGGCGCACTTCGTCGGCCTTTATCTGCCATCGGCTCTTGTCTTCAATCTCCTCGGCTGGCAGCAGCGGTGCGCCGTCGATGGTCACGTCTCCGCGCATCACGCCCTTGAGCCACTCCACGGCTCGGTTGTAGCGGTCTTCCCTACTCTTGGATATCTTGTAGGGGTTGTGTTGGCAGAAGATGTGGTAGATGGCGATGTCCAGGGCGAACATCAGCACCAGGGCATGGCGGTCGGTGCCGCGTGCGGAGAAAATCTTGTCGCAGTCGTACTTTTTGTTCAAGTACGACCGCATTTCCAGCACGGCGCGGTCCTCGCATATCTCCACAATCTGCGGGTCGTAGTCGGCCGTGCCTTGGCGCAACAGACTGTCCAGTATCTCGCGATGTATGCTCGCGTCGTAGTCGGTTATGTCTATGAAATTGCTCATGTTACATCATAAATGGGTTGTCCTTATTCATATCCTCATCGTTAAGCGCGATGGTGTAGGTGGGTTCAAGCTCTCCCGTCTTGCGGTCCACCATCGTCACGCCGCCCTCCACGGCGTCGAGGCCGTCGGCAGGGTAAGGCAGGCTGAGCTCGAAGAGTTTGGACTGATTGATGAGTTCCTGCATGTGGGGGTTGTCCTTCTCTTCTTCGTTGAATATCCATGTACCTAATCGGTCGAGCGGCTCAAGGTTGGCCTCTATACGCGTGGCCTTATCTGTTTTCTTTCGCGTGTCCTCGCGAATGAAGAGCTGCACCTTGCGCTTGGCGCACTCGTCGCGCAGCAGGGGCTTGAACACCTGCTGATAAAAAGGGTCTTGCAGCTTGTTGTTTTCGATGTACCAATACACGTTGGTTTTTCCACCCACGTACTTGTCCAACTCAAAGTACCAACCTATGAAGTTGGCGTTGGTTTCACGTGCGAGAAAGCCCTTAATCACGTAGTACACGCCCTTATACTTGCCCACCAGCCATAAGGCCTTGGTGGAGCTGCCTTTCTTCTTGCTGTCGGAATATGCGGGGTCGCCGTAACCTATAAGGAAGCGGAACTTCTTCAAGGGCGGCACCTTACCGAAAGGCAGGTTCTTGAATATCTTGCCCTCTGCCACGGGGTTGTTGAAGTACTCGCCCTGCTGGGCGCGCACCGAGATCTTCGAGAGGCTTCGGTCTATCTGTTCCTCGGTATTCTTCTGTGGCCAAGTGCTGCGACCATGCTTGTCGCGTATATTTACCACATCCCAACTATTGGCCAGTGCCCCAGCGCGCGTTATGCAGCAGTCCTTAGCGATAATATTTCCGCACCACAGCACCAGCGTGGGTTCCGAGATGGAGCGCGTCGGGTAAAGTGCCCGCTCGGCCCACTGCCACTTCTTGTCAAGCGTGACGGGGTTTCGGCAGTCCTCGTCGGTGTCATAGTCATCGAAGTACAACACGTCGGGGCGTATGGCCTCGTTGCGCATACCACGCGGCGCAGAGCCTGCACCCAGGGCGATGAACTTCGCCCCGCATGCGCAAGCGAATTCCGTGTTTGTCCACGCCCCGATGGTTTCCTGTTTGCCGTAAAACTGCATCAGGCGCGGGTTCTTCTCAAAATTGGCCTTATAAGGTGCGAGCAGGCGTTCGGCCGCATCGATGGTGGCCGCGGCCAATGCTACGAACCGCTTGCGTTTGGTTAGCGTAAGGTACATCAGCACGAACATCACCACGGTGCTCTTGGCCAGCTCGCGGCTCCACGACAGCACCTCGTACCATTCGTCATTGGCTATGATGCGCCGTATGGCCTTGATGTGGAAGGGTGCGAACTCGTATTTGGCGTAGGCTGGGAAGAAATAGTGTATCCACTCCACGGGGTCGCGTTCCAGTTCCTTTCGCCGGCGTTCTACCTCATATCGCGACAGACCCTCGTCCACCGGCACGTCCTTGGCCAGCCCCTCATGAAACCTGCGCCACAGTTCCAACGCCTGCTTGTCCGTATGTTTAGCTTTCATCCGTGTGTGGTTTGGTCTTTAATGAACGCGTCGAATAGGTTGTTGAACTGCTTGGCCGCCTCGACGTCTAGCGGGCGCAGCCATGTTAGGAAGCGCATGCCCACGGACACGCAGTCGCTCACGCCGATGTCGTTTTGGAGCTTGTTGATGGCATTGGCCAGCTTGGCCAGTGCGTCGGCTTCGGCGGGCGTGGCGTAGCGTTGTCCCTCGTCACGCGCGGCGATGGCGTTGTTGACCTCTATTATCTGCCTGTTCCATTGTGAGATGATCTGCGCGGGGGTGATGGCCACTGATGCCTTCACCTCCTCCCAGTTGCCCTCGCGTATCCATCGGCTGACGGTCTGACGGGTGGAGCCAACCTTATCGGCAATTTCCTCTTGGGTGTAATTTCCGTCCAAAAATAGTGAGCGTGCAATGCTCTTCTTATCGATATTTGTCTTTGCCATCCATTTCTAATTTTGTATGCAAATTTCCCCCTTTTTTCACTAATCGTAAAATTGCAAATTAACCATATACGCCTGAATTGCAATGGTGTACATTCCGTATTACACCATATTTTTACGATTTTTTAGGCTCGTTTTTTCAGTTTAATTTTGCCGAAAAATCAAAATACGGTGCAAAAGAAATTCTTCAATATAATCCCAGGTGACGGAGAGGTCGCCATACTGCTATACGGCGACGTAGGCGACGGGCAGCGCGTGGACAGTGGGCGCGTGGTGGCCGAACTGATGGCCTTGCAAGCGCAGTACTCCAAGATTGACGTTCGTATCAACAGCCGCGGCGGTGACGTCTTCAGCGGTATCGCCATATACAACGCGCTGCGCACGAGCAAGGCGGACATTACCGTCTATATTGACGGCGTGGCGGCGAGCATCGCGGGCATCATCGCGTTGTGTGGCAAGCCCCTTTACATGTCGCCATACGCCAAGCTGATGCTGCACGCCGTGAGCGGCGGCACATGGGGCAACGCATCGGAGCTGCGCCAGATGGCCGAGGTAATGGAGAACCTACAAGGCGATCTCGCCTCGATGATTGCCGGGCGGTGCGGGATGAAGAAGGACGAGGTGCTGGCCAAGTACTTCGACGAGAAGGACCACTGGATTTCCGCACAGGAAGCACTCTCGATGAAACTCATTGATGGCATATACGATATGGACGGCGAGGCGGTGAACGCTGGCTCGACCGATGAGATATATACATATTTCAACAACAGGCTGAGAAATCAGCCACAAAGCAAAGACAAAGGAATGGCATTATTAGAATCATTGAAGGGCATCCCCTCGTTCGCCAACTTGGCCGACGAGAATGCCGTACTCGCGCACGTTCGCGAATTGGAGAACAAGGCCGCCAAGGCCGATGCCCTGGCGCAAGCCGTGGAGGGCTACAAGAAGAAGCTGCAGGATGTGGAGGACAAGGAAATTGTCGCCATCATCGACAAGGCGATTGCCGAACGTCGCATCACCGCCGAGCAGAAGGAATCCTTTATGGCATTGATGAAAACCGACCGCGAGAACACGGAGAAGTTGCTTGCGAGCATGAAGGCACGTCCCTTCCGCCACATAGTAGACGAACTCCGGGATGAGACCGGTTCGCCTGCGAACTTGGCCGGCAAAAGCTGGGACGAACTGGACAAGGCCGGCAAGCTATCGGAGCTGCGCAATGCGGACTTCGAGACGTTCAAGGCCAAGTACAAGGAGAAGTTCGGCCTCGACTACAAGGAATAGGACGACATTATAACAATATTAAAACAGCAATAGAATGGCATTGAATATCAGTATCTGGCAGACTACGCTTGTCGAGAATTTTTATCCGGACAACAGTTTCGCCTCAAAATCGGTGGACGACTCCACATTCGTCCATGCGCATAAGGTAATCATCCCCAACGCCGGCGCGCCGTCGAAGGTTCAGAAGAACCGTACGGTGAAGCCCGCATCGGTGAACCAGCGAACCGACCACGACTTGGAATATGAGATTGACGAGCTAACCACCGATCCTATCTACATTCCGAATATCGACACGGTGGAGCTGTCGTACGACAAGCGCAGCTCGATAATCAGCAATGATCGCGAACAGCTGCGGAACGCTGCGGAAGAGAACATTTTGGAACGCTGGGGTCTTGGGGTTCCCTCAAAAAATGTGTTGTTCACTACGGGTACGACGGAGCGCGAAGCACACACTTCGGAGACCGCGACAGGCAAGCGCAAATGCATCACCAAGGCTGACTTGCTGAAGATCATGACACGCATGGACGCGGACAACGTGCCAAAGGAGGGACGCCACATCTTGCTCGATGCGTACATGTACGCCGATTTGCTTGAAAATCTCTCGGAATCGGATAAGTGGATGTTCCAAAACTCAGCCGACGTGCAGCGCGGCATAGTCGGCAAGCTCTGGGGCTTGAACGTCATGACACGCAGCCAGGTTCTGCGCGTGAAGACCGACAAGAGCCTCTTGGGTTGGGACCAGGAAGCCGTTGCGGGAGAGATGGCCGCTGCGCTGGCTTGGCACGACAAGTCGGTGAGCCGTGCGATGGGCGAGGTGAAGATGTTCGACTCTACCAACAATCCACTTTATTATGGCGACATCTACTCCTTCTTGCTCCGCACGGGCGGCTCGGTGCGCCGTTACGACAAAAAGGGTGTTTACCTGCTCGCGGAAGCGGCTAAGTAAAGAAAGGGCTGAATTATGTTACCAAGAATTAAGATTCAGTTTTTAAACGGCCAGCTGGGCACCGTGGGCGAAAGCCCTGACGGTCTGTTCGCCCTGGTGTGCGGTGCGACGGCCGTGGCCAACACGTTGGAACTGGGCAAGGCCTACACCATGCACTCGTTCGATGAGCTGGTCAAGCTGGGCGTTACCCCTGAGAACAACCCTCGCCTGCATAAGCACGTGAAGGAGTTCTATACCGAGGCCGAGGAGGGTACTAAGCTCGTCATCTTCCCTGTGGACAAGACGAAGACCTTCACCGAGCTGCTCGACAAGGACACAGGCCTTGTTAAGGAACTCGTCACAGCGCAGAACGGTGCGTTGCGCGGCATCTTCGTGGCCGGCGACGGACGAGAAGCCACCCTCACCACCAACGGGCTGGACGACGACCTCCTTACCGCCTTGCCCAAGGCGCAGCAGCTGGCCGAATGGGCCACGACGCAGCTCTACGCCCCGCTCTTCATCGTCATCGAGGGGCGCGGCTACAAGGGCGGTGCGGTGAAAGATCTGCACGGCGAGGCCTACAACCGCGTGGGCGTGCTCATCGGCGACACGGTGAAGGCCTCAGAGGGCGCGGCCGTGGGCGTAATGGCCGGGCGACTGACCTCCGTACCTGTACAGCGCAACATCGGCCGCGTTAAGGATGGCGCATTGAAGCCCATCGCCATGTACATCGGCGACAAGCCTGTGGAGGAGAACGCCTCGGCCGTAAGCGACTTGTACGATGCCGGCTACATCACGCCGCGCAAGTACGTCGGCAAGGCCGGCTACTTCTTCACCGACGACCGCCTGGCGTGCGTTCCCACCGACGACTACGCCCACATCACCGCACGGCGCACCATCGACAAGGCCTACCGCATCGCCTATGCCGCACTGCTCGACCTGATGCTCGACGAACTGCCCGTTAACGAGAACGGCACATTGCAGCACGGCATCATAGTTGCGTGGCAGCAGATGATGGAGAATGCAGTGAACCGCGCCATGACGGCGCAGGGCGAACTGTCGGCCGACGAGGACGGCGCGGGGTGCAAGGCTTACATCGACCCGAAACAAAACGTGCTGGCCACATCTAAGGTGGAACTCACGCTAAAGGTGCGCCCCTTCGGATACGCACGCTACGTGGACGTGAAGCTTGGATTCCAAGTCGAGCCACAAAAGTAAGGGCCAGGCAGGTGGGCACGCCGCCCGCCTGCCATTCACTTCTTAAACAATCACATCATGTTCAGTTCAAGAGAATACGAATGGGCGGACATCTCCGTAGTGATGGGCGGTCGGCCCGTTACCGGCATCCGCGGCATCAAGTACAACACCAAGAAGGAGAAGGAGCTGCTCTACGCCAAGGGCAACCGTCCGCACGCGGTGCAGAGCGGCAACTACGACTATAGCGGTGAGATAACGCTGTTGCAGAGCGAATACCTCGCCTTGCGCGAAGCCGCCAAGGGTGACATCCTCGCCGCCCAGCTCGATGTGGTGGTGGCCTATGGCAACCCCACCCGCGGCGACGCCATCACCACCGACATACTGGTGGGCGTGGAGTTCACAGAAGACAACACCGAATGGAAACAAGGGGACAAGTTCCAAGAAAAAACCATCCCCTTCGTCTTCATCGACAAGAAACAGGCGTAAAACCAATTAAAGCTACACGATATGAAATATACGAAAGAACAGATAGAAGGGTGGAAGCGTAAGCACGGCGACCTCTTCGAGATAACCGTTGAAGGCAAGGGCTGCATCCTGCACCGCCCCACGCGCCAGGACCTGAGCTACGTCAGCGTGCTCAAAGACCCCATCAAGATGAGCGAGACCATGCTCAACCAGCTGTGGGTGGTGGGCGACGAAGAAATTAAGACCGACGACTCGCTCTTCCTGGCCGCCATACAGAAGATGCAGGACGTGTTGGAGGTTAAGGAGGCTGAGATAAAAAAGCTTTAGAGGATGCCGAGGTGGACGTGTCTGACGGGTTCGACATCCTCTTCTTCAACACCGTTATGCGCTACTACCTGCACCTCGACCCCGACACACTCTCGGACGAAGAGTGGGCACATACGTACAAGTATTTGGGCGAAATAAGAAAAGCGGAAGCAAAAGCGAAAAGCATAGATGGATAATGTTTTGAAATTCCTCATCAAACTCAACGCCGACAAAGGCAATGTCGTATCGGTAGCAAGAGAGACGGAGCGGCAACTCGACTCCATCAACCGAAAAGCATCGGTTGTCGGGCGCGGCTTGCGGAAGGCTTTCTCGTTCGACGGATTCAAGGGCGCGCTCATGTCGATACCCGGCATGCAGTTCCTGATGAACCCCTACACCATGATTGGTGCGGGCGTGGGGGCGATGGTGCGGCTGGGCGCGCAGGCCGAGAGCGTGAACGTGGCCTTCACCACGCTGGTGGGCAGCGAGCGTAAGGCCGCCCAGATGCTTGGGCAGATTAACGACTTCGCCGCGCACTCGCCCTTCGGCAAGATGGACCTCACCCAAAGCGCGCAGACCATGCTCAACTTCGGAGTTGAGACGGGCAAGGTGCTGCCGCTTCTTAAACAGCTGGGCGACATTTCGGGCGGGAATAAGGAGAAGATGTCGGCCCTCTCGCTGGTGATGGGCCAGGTGTCGAGCACGGGCTATTTGATGGGTCAGGACCTGCTGCAGTTCATCAACGCCGGGTTCAACCCCATACAGGAACTGTCACAAATGACCGGCATATCCGTCGACAAGCTCAAGGACAAGATGGCCAAGGGACAGATAACCTACCACAACGTGGAACAGGCCATAGCCCATGCCACGGGGGCAGGTGGCAAGTTCAACGGCATGATGGACAAGCAGAGTCAGACCTTGTCCGGCAAATGGAGCACGCTGATGGACACCGTGCAGCAGGGTGCTATTGACCTCTCGCAGAGCGTGAACACGCCCATTGCCGAGTTTGTGGAGAAAATAACCGCTGCCATCCCACGGGTGTTCGCCGCCTTTCAAGCCGTTTTCTCGGCCATCTCCGCAGGCATCGGGTTCGTGGTGCGGTTCCGCACGGCATTCATGATCCTGGGCGGTGCGGTGCTGGCTGTGTGGGCCGTCTTCCGCACGTACACGATGGCATTGGCCGCCTACCAGGCCATCACCACGCTGGTGACGGCCGCCACGAAGATATGGACGGCCGCGCAGTGGCTGCTTAACGTGGCCATGACGGCCAACCCAATAGGGCTCATCGTCGCAGGCGTGGCCGCGCTCATCGCCGTCATCGTCTACTGCTGGACGAAGTTCGCGGGGTTCCGCGCATTTCTCATCACCATGTGGGACGTGTGGCGCAAGTTCAGTGACTTGATTAAGACCTACGTAGTGGACCGCATCAAGGAACTTATCCGTGGCGTAGGCCTGCTGTCCAAAGCATTCTCCAAGCTGTTCTCGGGCGACTTCAAAGGCGCGGCAGCCGACTTCGCCGCTGGCGTGAAGAACGTCTCGGGCGTGAACAGCGCGGTTTCCCTTGTGAAGAGCACCGCAGCAACCGTTCGCGGCATCGGCGGCACGTTTCAGAAGAACCTGGCCGCAGAACGCGCCAAGGACAAGCAGAAGGAGAAGAAGAAAGGCGAACGTTCGGCCCTCTCCACACCAGGGCTAAAAGGCAGTGCGGCGGTCGGGGATGTGGTGTTCGGCGCAGGCAAGGGCACAGACAAGGCCGGCAAAGGTAATAAAGGCCGCCGCTCGGCAGAGGAGATCGCCACAGGCGGCCGACGCTCCACCAGCATCACGATGAACATCTCCAAGTTCTTCGACACGCTCCATGTGCACATGACGGATAAGGCTGACACGGCCGAATTGGAAAGGATAGTTGTGCAAAGCATGAACCGCGCGCTGGCCATCGCCACCAGCACCGACCGCGGGTAAACCAGTAAACTCATCAGTACATGAACAATGTAACGCGCTTTGCGCTGGAAAACTTGGCACTCCGCATCACGGGCGGCAAGATACCTCCCTACTGGCTGTTCCGCGATGCGGGCATCCGCCAGGTTGACGAGGGCGACTACTCCGCCATCCGCGCCATGAGCGACACCGAACTTGCCGACATGGTTCGCACCAATGCCCTGGGGCTGCCGATGGCCATGCCGTTGAGCCTGAAGCTCGAAGAGCCAGGCGCACAGGAGTGGCTACTGCCCTTCGAGCCGATGATAAGCCTCACGGGCAAGCACGTCATCAAGCGGCGGCAGGTGAACAAGGGGCAAATCCGTGGCTCGATAAAGGAACGGTGGGCGCAAGACGATTACGACATCACCATCGAGGGCGTGCTCATCGGCACCGACGGCCGATACCCCTCGGCCGACGTGGCCCGGCTCAAGAACTTCTGCGAGGCGGCCTCCGTCACGGCTCTGTCTCCCTTATTGGAGGTGTTCGGCATATCTCGCCTGGTCATCGAGAGTTGGGAAATGCCCTTCACGGCAGGAGAAGCCAACCAGAACTATTCCATCAGGGCGTACAGTGATGACATATACAAGCTGCTGTTGGAGGTCTGATAGGAGTTATGGAGTTAAGCCAATAGCCTTGCGGGCGCGAGCCATCTTTTCACCCTTTCATTTTTTCACCCTTTCACCTTTAAAATATGTACACAATGGCATACGACATCACCATCGGCCGTTACAAGCTAGGCATGCTCGCCGCGGTTAGCGTGCACAAGAGCGTGGAGCTGCTGGCCGACACGTGCGAGATAACCTTGCCGGCGGCGCAACTCAACGCGGCTCTCGACGTGGAGAGTCGCATAAGGCGCGGCGACCGCGTGGCGGTGAAGTTCGGCTACAAGGAAACGGGGCTGGTGGATGAGTTCTGCGGGTGGCTGCAACGCATCGCCACCGACGGCGGCGACATCAAGCTTTTCTGCGAAGACGACCTCTTCACGTTTAGGCGCGACCTTCCCAATGAGGTCCTCAAAAAAGTGCCGCTCTCCGAGCTGCTAGCCCATATAATCAAGGGCGTTGGCCGTGATTACAAGGTGAACTGCTCTTACTCCTGGACCTACGCCAAGTTCGTCATCAACGACGCCACCGGCTACGACGTGTTGAAGAAGGTGCAGGAAGAGTGCGGCGCGGATATCTACCTGCAAGACGGCACGCTGCACGTTCATCCCCCGGGCGAGGTGACGGGTACGGAACGGCAATACGACTTCGCCCTGAATATAGAAGAAGCTGACCTGACCTATCGGCGCGCCGAAGACAAGAAGGTGCGCGTAGTCGTCAAGGCCTTGATGCCCGACGGCAAGGTGAAGGAGATGGAGTTTGGCAGCACGGGCGGCGAGAAGGTTGAAGTGAAAAGCCACGCGGCGGACGACGCTTCGATGAAAGCGCGCGGTGATGCCGAAGTGCGCCGCCGAAGCTTCGATGGCTACGATGGCAGCATAACCACATGGCTCGTACCGCAATGCGTGCCGGGCGACACCGCCACGCTGCACGACGCGGACTACCCTAACAAGGACGGCACGTATTACGTGCGAGCCGTCACAACGGACTTCTCCGAGGACGGCGGCGTGCGGAAGGTAGAACTCGGATTCAGGTTAAGCTAAGTGCAAGATGGACAACTACAAGGAACTGGCAGGATTGGTCAAGGCAGCAGCCGGCAAGGCGCAGCTCACGCTGATGCAGGGCATCATGCGCAAGGTTAGTGGTTCGACCTGCGAAGTGGAGATAGGCGGCATCACCGTGCCAGACGTGCGACTACGTGCCTCCGAGGCTGCAACAGACGCACAGCTGCTGATAACGCCCAAGGTGGGCACGGCGGTGATTGTGGGCAGCCTCTCTGGCGACCTCACCCAGTTGGTGGTGTTGGCCATAGACCAAGCGGAGATCATTACGATAAACGGCGGCAAGCTGGGCGGCCTGATCAACATCGAGCCGCTCACACAGAAGATAAACGAACTGGTGCAGGCGTTCAACAGTCACACACATCAGGGCACGCATGGGCCGACAGGGCCGCCCCTCAAGACTGCGCAGCAGCTGAACCGCAATGATTACGAAGATACGAAAATAAAACATTAGGCAATGAACGGCATACAGCTGACGGACTTCGCCCCCGCCATACGCGTGCGGCGAGACGAACAAGGCAAGATAACCTCGGGGCTGCAAGTGGGCGACACGCTGCGGCAGAACCAGGCACTCATACTGGCACTGAACAAGGGCGAACTGAAGGAACGCCCCTCGGTGGGCTGCGGCATCGCCGACATGCTCATGGACCACGACCCGCTATATTGGCGCACACTCATACGCGAGCAGTTGGAGATGGACCGCCAGAAAGTGAACAACATTAGAATTACGCCGAAAGGCATCGAGATAGACGCAACATACTAAAAACAACATAACATGATAGAACATTTCTTACAAAAACTTTCCGAGGCACTCTCCACCATGTGGGGGTGGCTGCTGTGCGCAGCCTTACTGGTTATGAATTTCATCGTCGGGTACGAGAAGATGGTGGGCTTTACCGTCATGGCCATCGTGCTGGATGCCGTGTGGGGCATTGCAGCGAGCCTAATCCAAAAGCGATTCGCACTGAGCGAATTGGCGCGTGACACATTCGCCAAACTCGCCGTATATGGCACTGCCGTATTCGTCTTCATCCTGGTAGACAAGCTGGCGGGCATCAGCGGCGGGCTGACCACGAGCGTCATCTGCATCGGCATCATCCTGGTTGAGCTGTGGAGCATGTCGGCCAGCATGCTCATCTGCTTCCCAAACATGCCTTTCTTGAAGATACTGAAGAAAGCCTTGGCAGGGGAAATCGCGAGCAAACTGAACGTGAAACCGGAAGACGTTACGGCGGCATTGGACACATTACACACGAAGAAAAATGAGAGACATTAAGTATATCGTGGTACACGCCACAGGCGGTTCGCCACAAACCACAATAAAGGAGTTGCTGTTGGTGTTTAAGGGGCTGGGCTGGAAGAACCCGGGCTACCATTACGTGGTGGCAGCCGACGGCACGATAACGCAACTGTTGGGTGAAGACAAGGTGAGCAACGGCGTGAGAGGTTACAACCGCATGCTCATTAACGTGGCCTACATCGGCGGACTGGACGCCAAGGGCAAGTACGCCGATACGCGCACGCCGGAACAGAAAGAGGCCCTGCGCAAACTGCTGGGCATGCTTCATAAGAAGTATCCGGCCGCCGAGATACGCGGACATCGCGATTTTTCGCCAGACCTGAACCACAACGGCATCATAGAAATATGGGAGTTTATAAAGGCCTGCCCTTGTTTCGATGCAAAGAAAGAATATAAGGACATTTAAGCCCAAGTACAATGAAACACATATTATATATACTTGCATTAATCGTGCTGCTGGCCTCGTGTCGCACGACAAGGACCGTCACTCGCAATCAGGAGGTGGACGTTCGCCAGCGCGACTCGCTCGTGGTGCGCGACAGCGTGGTGCTGCGCTACGTCACCGCCACGCGCGACAGCGTTACCATCCGCGACAGCGTGGTGGTGGTAAAAGACAGTTCGGGCAGGGTGATAGCCACCGAGCGGCACCGCATCAGCGAGCGAATGCGCGACACGCGGGCCGACAACTCGGCCACGGCCACGCGCGACAAGACACACGACAAAGGTGTTAGCACGCATGTGAAGGAAAAGGTAACGGACTCGAAATCCGGCTGGCCTACCCTAGGTACGATAATGGACATCGTGGGGTGGATATCCTTCATATTGTTCCTCATTCTTTTCGCACGCAAGTTATGGAAACGACGGTAAGGGACGGCCAGACATTGGCCGACATAGCCGTGCAGGAGTACGGCTCACTCGAAGCGGTGGTGCGGTTGGCACTCGACAACGGCATGGCCGTTAGCGACACGCCGTCCACGGGCAAGTCCCTAAACCTTCACGAGGGTGAGTACAACCGCCCCATGCGGCTCTATTGCCAGGCACACGGCATCGCCCCGGCCACGCTGCGCGGTGATGGCGGAACGAGGGCGCGCATATTCAATGAGACGTTCAACGACACATTCAACTAAACCCAACTCAATGGCACGCACGATAGCAGAAATAAAGCGCACGATGACCGATGCATTCATGGCCAACGCCACGCTGCGCGAGATATACGGACTGGCGGAGGGCGACACCTTCGAGGGCAGTTTCTCGGCGGTGAGCCTGGAGAGCATCCTTTTCTTCATTGTGGCGGCATGCTGCCACGTGATGGAAGCCCTGTTCGACCGCCATCGGCTGGACGTGGACGAGAAGATTGGCCGCGCCGTGGTGGCCAGCGTGCCGTGGTACTATAAAGTTGCGCGGCAGTTCCAGTACGGCGACGCCCTAGTCTTCGACGATACCACGTCGCAATGGCGATACCCCACCGCAGACGAGAAGAAACGGCTGGTGCGATACGTGGCCGTGCGCGACCGCGGGACAAGCATACAGGTATTGGCATCTGCCGACAAGGACGGGCTGCCCGAACCGCTTTCTGCCGATGTTCTAACGGCGTTCAAACAGTATATGAACCGCGTTAAGATAGCGGGCGTGATACTAAACGTGCGTTCTCTTCCCGCCGACAAGGTGGTGATAAGGGCAACGGTACAGGTGGACACGATGGTGCTCTCTATCGATGGGACACGCGTGGCCGACGGCTCGCGCCCAGTGGAGGACGCCATACGCCAGCACTTGCGCAATATCACCTATGGCGGCGTATTCAACAAGACACGGTTGGTGGATGCCATCCAAGCCGTGGAGGGCGTGGTGGACGTGACGCTCGAAGGATGCGAATGCCGTGCCGAGGGAGAGGCCGCGTTCCGAACCATACAAGGCAATAACTATACGGCGGCTGGCGGAAGCTTTACCGCCGAGGGACTTCAAAATTCGATAAGATATGTGGTATGACGTAGACTTCACCCGATGGGCCGTGCAGCTGCTGCCGCCCATACTGCGAAGCCGCGTGCTGGTGGCACTGCTTCGCATCATCATCATCCCCCTGGCCTATCTGCACCGCCTCTTCACGGATTATCGTAAGAAAGTGGCCGAAAGGCTCGACATTACGGCCAGCGTTCAGGATATCGAACGCGCACTCAACCGTCGTTTTTTCTTGCGAAACAGGCAGATATACATCGAGAGCGAACCCGATGACAGGCACCCTATGTTATTCTTTCGTTCCGAGGGACAGCCATCCACGTTCTTCAATCCGAGACTAATGCTGTGGATGGATGGTGAAGTTCCGCTGAGACCCAACTTCACGGTGCACGTGCCCAACTTTCTGGCCACGTCACTTAATGCAGAAGAAGACCGGCACAAGGGTCGACATCTTGCCGAGATAATACGCATAATTGAAATGTACAAACCGGCTGGCCGACGCTATGCCATAATAGTATACGAGTATGAATAAGATTAAATTCAACGAGGGCGGCATGCCTGTGAACCTCGACGACCTGCAACTCTTGCAGAACAACATGATGGACCTGTTCAAGACGGTGATGACCTTCCTGTCAGGGGGTGCACCGGCATACTTGGTTCGTTTCCCGGACACGGTTGGAAAGAAGGAAAACGGTGGCGAAACCACCCTGATGGTGAAGGCTGGGGCAATGGTTATTGGCGGCGAGTTGGTACAATGGGGCGACACACCAGTTGTGGGCACGCTAGGTGATAACATATACGCCTGTATAAACAAGACGAACGCTGACGATCGGGAGTTTGCCGACGGGCAACGGCGCAATTGCCGGGCTATGACGAGCGTAACGTTCAGCTATTCAAAGGAGGGCGCGGAAGAGGCCTACGACATGGGCGAGCTGCCAGTGCTGTCGGACCTGCTGAGAAAGGTTGTGACCGAGGGCGAATGGAACTACGCACCTATCTTTGGCAACAACGGGTATGAAGGATATTTTAGGTACCGGTCTTTTAACCAGAAAAAGTACATACAGATCAATATCAATAGTCAGAACCAGGAATGGTCGACGGACCAAGCGTACCTGTATGGGAAAGCCAAAGCTGTTTTCGACTTGAACATTTCGTGGGTCGTCAAGCTGGCTAAAAGTAGCTACGAAGTCAGGCACAAGGGACAAGTGATAGGCACTTACCGCCAACAACCACATGGCGTAGGAACGTTCACCCCCAAGAATGATGACCTTCGTCCCATCGATTGTCCAATCAATCTGGAAATAGTGCTATGACGACGATATACGAACTCCAAGCCCGTGCAAAAATCCTGCGTGAGAAGACGCAGGAGGGTAGTATCACCCCCGATGAGGTGGGCGGTCTGATCGCCGACACGCTCGCGTTGTTGGCCGACGTGGAACAGACGGCCGGAAGCCTGCGTGTCAGCAAGGTGTATTCTTCAAAGGCCGAGATGGAGGCCGACACCAACCCCGAAGACGCGCACCACCAGCCGCTCAAGGCTGGGCAGCTGGTGGCCATACATACCAACGGGGACAGCCCTGAGAACGGCACCATCTATGTGTATCTCGCCCCGGGATGGAAACTCATCGGCAACCTCAACCGCGTGGCCATTGGCGAGTCGGAAGGTCAGGCCTACCCCGGCACGAAAGGAAAGAAATTGGCCGACGACCTGAACACGGAGCGAACGGAGCGAACTGACAAGGACTCCGCCCTACAACGCGCCATCGACAAGGAAACGGAAAACCGCACACAGGCCCTTACCGAGCAGGCTGAGACCCTACGCCGCGAAGCAAGCAAGGCGATTGAAGACGAGGCCACTGCACGCGACAGGGAAATCAAGGACATCAGGCAGAGCATCCGTGACGTTCAAGGTAGCATCGGTGGCGTGGAGGGATTCAAGCATGCTTTCGTAACTGAAGAAGAATATAACCGGAAGTTGCAGGCGGGGGAACTCGACCCAGACCGCTGCTACTTCATAGAAGAATAAGCATGATACGCAAGAATAACCATCAAGCGGCAGCCGTGTATTACGGAACGAGGGCGATAGCCGCCGTATATCGTGGCGTGCGACTCGTATGGACAGCCATACGCAGCTGCTTCGGCTCGGGCGTGTGGTTGGGAGAAAAGAATTGGGTTGACAACGAAAACTGGAAATAGACATGGCCAACGGAATAGACAAGAAGATAAACGACCTCGCCACAGCCTGGCAGGGATACAAGGGGACGCGCATCGAGGAATTCTTGAAAGAATACCTCTCGAAACTCGATGGCGCGAAGTTCGGCTTCGTTAACATCGAAAGCGGCGAGAACTCGCTGCAGACCATACGGTTCTTCCGCGACGAGCAAGCGTATGCCGATTGGTTTGCCGACCGCACGGCAAACGCCGACCGCGTGCTGGGCGAGTTCTCCTTGTACAGCAACAAGCCCGTGGAGAGCTACACCATGCGCGCCATCATCACGCGCTATCCTGCCGCCAACATGGCGCGCGGCGCGCAAAACGCCGTGAGCCTGGCATACAACTGCTATTGGGGTGACAACCCAGCCGACCGCGACACGCAGGACGGTACGGCCACGGTGGAGGTGAACGGCGTGGCAGCCCCCGCGCTGACGCGCCAGCTCAAGGCCAGCGGCACGGCCACGGCCAACGTCTACACCTTCGAGTTGGGTGACTTGCTCACGGCCGAGACCAACGAGGTGAAGCTGCGCGTGACCAACGCGCACGGTGCGGAGAAGGTATTCACCTTCAACATCAACACATACAGCCTCACGTTGGAGTTCGACCCCGCATACGACGAGAGCCAGGTGCAGACGTCGCGCTGGTCGCTGCGCGTGCTGTGCCAGGGCGTGCCGGCAACGGTGTATTGCCGCATACAGGACGGCGGTCGCACCGACACGCTAACAAAGAGCATCCACAACTCCTCGGGCGAGTTCGTCATCGACGAACAGCACCGCTACGGCAGCGGCGCGCACGCCATCACGTTGTGGGCCGAGAATAAGGAACTGGGCCTCCGCACGCCCGACATCACTACCACTTATATTAAGGCCTCTTCCGGTCCTGGTGGCGTGGCTGCACTTTGTTTCGGAAAGGGCATCCCCACCACGGCGCGCCAGTTCAGCGTGGCAAGGCTGCCATACTACTTCTACTTGCCCGATGAGGATGCAGGTACGGCCGTATCGGTGAAGGCCGAGCTGCTGTACGGCGGCGGACAGAACGTGCGCCAGCTATCCGTCCAGCAGGTAACGCTGAACCCGGACCACGGAAGCGGCCTGCAAACGCTCAATGTGGCGTTCGACGAGGCCGAGTACCTGCCCGAGGTGACGGTGCGCATATCCGTGGGCGGCGTATCGGCCGAATGTAAGATAAGGGTTCAAGGGCTTGGCATCGACCTCGCACCTGCCGACGAATGCAAGGTGTACCTGCCCATGCGTGGCAGGGCCAACGGCGACGAAAGCGCGCAGAACATAGTGGCCACATATCGCAGCCGGCAGACGGCGCGATTGGTACGTTCGGACAACTTCCAGCTAGACGACAACAACGGCTTTATCGACGGACAGGGCATGACCATCCGCGCAGGCAAGAACGTCACGCTGAAAGACTTCCTGCCGTTCAGCTCGGACTTCGGGGCGAACGGATCTAAGCAGGGGCGAACCATCGAGTTGGAATTCGAAAGCGGCATCTGCTCGGACGAGAATGCCGTCATCGTCGACTGCATGGATGGCGGGACGGGTTTTTGCGTATATGCCAACCGTGTTGAACTGGGCTGTGCGACGGGCAACGTGATAACCTACTACCCCGAGCAGAGCCGCGTGCGCCTGGGCGTCGTCATTGACGGCACAACCACCCATACGCGCAACAATCTTGGCGGCGGCAGCGTGGCCGAAAAGGACGTGAACCTGGCCTACCTCTACATGAACGGCGTAATCGTGCGCATGTTCGACTATTCAACTGCTTCGTGGAAACAGGGCGCACCCAAGGAACTCGTGATTGGCAGTCCGCAGGCTGAGGTGAAGCTGTACTCCATCCGCATGTACGACAAGGCGTTGAACTTCGCACAGATGGTGGGTAACTATGCTTACGACACGCCCGACATCGAGGACGTGACCGACCGCGAGGGGCGGTTCGTACGATTCGGAAAGGTGAGCATCGCCAAGCGCAATGACATTCTCAATAGTGTGGGCGACATACACAACCCCGACGAGATTGTATCATACAATAAGGTGCGCAAGGCCCTGCCCGAAACGCCCATTGCCGTGTGGGATATTGAGAACCTGCCTTACAACAAGAATAACCCCAACGTGCCCATCACCGCAACGGAATTCATCAACCCGCAATGGGACAAGGCGCGCGATGGTTGGGCTGGTGCCCCATTCAAGGTGGGTCCGCACGCCTTCAATGCCGACGGCACATCGAGCAACGGCTACCCTCTTCCGTATAAGAACTGGGCGGAGGTGTTCGAGACGTTCTCGGGCGACCCAGTGACGCTGACCCTCGACCCAGGGCACAGCGATGAACATTCTACCTCGTACAGCATCACGCGCGGCGTGGCTGAGGGTGAGAAGGAAATGGTGCACAAGGTGAACTTCGCCAGTTCAGAAGGTATATTCAACGTTCTTGCCATGAACCTATTCCAGGAGATCTTGCTGGGCTGTGCGCGTAACGACATGGACCTCTATACGTCGTTCCAACGCGCACAGGCGATGCAAGGCAAGGAGGTGACATACCGCAAGAGCCTGAGCGGACTGTCGGAAATCGGCTTCCGCAAGACGGCGGCCACGGCGGCGAAAGAGCCCACATTCCTCTCCATATATAACCTTATCAACAACAAGTACAGCGCATCGTTCATGGGCTTCCCGAAGAAAGACCACACCAAGGCGCAGGTGTGGGAGATAGACGAGAACGTGAACTTCTTCAACCGCGAGATGACGCTGCATGAGCTGCTGGCCGACGGCACGGTGCGGCAGAGCAACGGAACGGACAGCGCGGGGCCGATGTACTATGCCCGTGTGCCGAAGAAGTCGCCCATAAACAAGAAGAACAAACTGGGGCAGGTGAAGTCTGCCACCGACGACATCGAGGCCGCAAACAGGGAGTTGGCCGTCATCCGCCGATTCCATAACTGGGTGGTTAGCTGTAACCCCCACCTGCCTGAGCGGTATAAGGCCGAACACGGCGAATACAGGCAGCTCGACCTGCCGGTGACGTATAATGGCGTGAAGTACGACCGCGACACGCCCGCATATCGTCGCGCGCGCTTCGTCAACACGTACCGCGATTACCTCGTGAAGACTGACGTGCTCTTCTACATCATCTTCTGCGTGTTCTTCCTCGGCATGGACTCGCTCGACAAGAACATGAGCATCGCCTTTGACGACATCGATCTCAATCCCGACGGCAGCGTTAAGACTGCGCACGCACGTCTCTTCTTGCGCGATACCGACACGCAGAGCCTCTTCAATAACTCGGGCGCGCTGATGTACAAGTACTGGGCTGAGTGGAATGATGCTTTCAACCCCACCACGGGCAAGACGCAGCCCATAGCAGGCGAGGCCTACGACAACGACAACCACGCATGGCTGCCCAAGATGGACGAGGGCTATTCGCCCGTGTTCAACGGTCGCCTATCGGGACTTGTCGACCTGGTGTGGCAGTGCTGGAGCGACGACCTGGCAGCCATGTACAAGAGCATGCGCGACAACGGCCTGGTGGCCGACAACATATTCCGCCGCTACACCGACTTCTGGCGACAGTGGTGCGAGAACCTCTACAACGCCGACGCGATGGGCTACGCCAACACCGGGCATTTCACCAAGGCCTACGGCGACAAGCTCAATCTCATGCAATACTTCCTGGAGAAGCGCAGCCGCTATATGGACAGTATGTTCTGCTGCGGCGAGAGCGTGGTGAACAACCTGCGCATGCGCCTGTACGAGCAGGGCAAGGGGCTTGCCATCAAGCACTATTCGCCCCTGTACGCTTCCGTGCAGTGGGGTGCCAACAACTTCGCCACCGTGCGCAACATCGACGGCGGCTACGGCCTGCTGCCATTCGGCTTCACCAACCCGCAGAACGCCACGTTCGACATTGACGATGCCGACATGATCACCGACATCAAGACGTTCACGCGCCGCGTGGGCGGTCAGGTGACGTATTCGGGCCTCGAAGGGCTTGGAGACTTCGAGTTCGATGCAAACATGCAGCTCTTGCGGCGACTTGAGGAACTGGTGATGGACTACACGCCTCAACGGCCCAACACGCGCGAGCGCGGCACGGCCTTCGACCCGTCTAAGTGTGTGATGCTCCGGCGCGTCATCGTCCGCAACGTGAAGAACCTCACCAAGGTCATTCAGTTGGGAAGTGGCGTATTGCAAGAGGTGGACTTCTCTGGTACGCCCGTTAAGGGTGTGGTGATGCCTGAGAACGGTACGCTCACACGCCTGGTGCTGCCCGATACCATCGAGGAGCTGACGCTGCGTGGATTGGATGCGCTTGAGCCGGGCGGACTGAAATTGGGCGGACTGGCCAATGTGAAGAAGTTCCGCTACTCTGCCTGTCGTAAGCTTAATGGATTCGACATCTTGCAGCGTATCTATGCAGCTGGCGCAAAGCCCACTGACATAGAGATGGACGGACTGAACGAAACGCTCACGTCGCTTGACACGCTTGACCTGCTGGCCGCAGCAGGGGCAAAACTCAGTGGGCGAATAACGCTGCATAGTGTCACGCCCGACTTCCGCGCAAAGCTGCGTTACGTGCAGGCTTGGGGCGATGTGGATAACCCTCGCAATCCGCTGCACATCGTGTACGAGCGAATACCCGTGAACTCGGTGACCATTTCGGGCGACATATATGTGCAAGAGGCGGGTGTTGCCTGGCTGAACATCTCGCCCGACAACGTACGCGGCAACAGCGTGCGCGCCGTTCAATGGTCCATGGCGGCTAACTCCTATGCCACCATCGACGCGCGTACGGGTCGAATGGCAGTGACGCGTGTCGGTGCAGACGAAACGGCTAATGCACAAGTGACGGTAACGGTAACTGTGGACGACGGCCGACAGCTCACGGCCACCGAGACGGTCTACTTCTATAAGCGCGCGCCGCAAGTGGGCGACATCGTCTACGCCGACGGATCGTGGAGTGATAAGCACAACAAGAACAAGACACCAATTGGCGTGTGCTTCTATATCTCGGCGGACGGGAAGGATAGGCGGATGATGGGACTGAACAAAATCAACGCCCGGCTGTATGCCTGGGGACCCACATCCAGGGAAACGGATCAGCTGGCTAGGCTGGCAAGTGAACCCGCACGCGACCTGTCTGTCGTAAGGGGGATGAGCAGGAGTTACCCCAAGGACATGATCAGCGACTGGTACACCTTGGAAACATCCATCCTCGACTATCCGAAAGGCGCGAAGGTGCCATACGGCTTATATAACACCTTATGCATTATCCGCCAGCGCAACGACATCCTGCAGGATGAGAACTACAATATGGAAGTGCCGCAGGCGTCGGAAGGCGTGTCCGAATTGGAGAATGTCAAGAAGGCCATAGCCAAATACGATGGACAAGTGCAAGCTTACGTGTACTATCCACCTGCAAGCCTGTGTTATGCGTTTTCACCGAACACATTCAAGGAAGAGCGTCTCTCGGAGAGGTTCTATCCTCACAAGTGGTATCTGCCTTCGGCTGCAGAACTGAAAACTATACTCGGCAGCATCGCCAAGGACTACACCTCGCCCGACAACTTCCTTAATCGGGCATTCGCCTATGGGCTGACGGAAGAAATAGTCATTACGGGCGGTGTGTACCAAAAAACGCTTGAGGGATCCCAAGAAACGTCAGTGTGGAGACGTTTATTTGGCAGTGATGGCATACCGTCCGAGTGGTTCAAATACGCCTCAGCATTCTACGTCATCCCTGTATGCCAATTTTAACACAAACAACAATGGATAAAGTAATCAAAAGAATTGAACAAGGGCTGGTGAAGGTATTGCTCTTCCCTTTCGACAGGGAAGAGCCACTTGAGCTACTCGGCTGCGGCCTTTGCAAGGACAAGGTGACCGCTGCGCTTGTTCGGCTGAAATACAGCCAAGAGGAGGTGGAGGCGTTGCTGTGCGAATACATTGCATGCCCCACCGATAAGGCTGCCAAGCAAGCGTTCGAAAGCTTGATGGCATATCGGCAAGAATGCGAGGCGGAAGCCGATAAACTGATGGAAGAATACGGGAATTTGCAGACTTAGCTCTGCACGGTTGGGGACAAAAATCCCCCGACCATTGTTAAAGCAACGCCAATCACTTATAACAAACCGCGGATGCGTGTGGCCGGGGGTAATTCCTCCTCCACGCATCCGCGGTTATACGTTTATAAGTGATTGGCAAGACAAAGGTAATAATAAAATTCAGGATAACAAAAATGACACACACAATTTATTCACAAGCCCCACTTCCCTTCATGGGGCAAAAGAGAAAGTTTATCAAGGCGTTCCGCCAGATTTTGAAGGGCTACCCCGATGATGTGACGATCGTCGACCTGTTCGGTGGCTCGGGCCTACTGTCTCATGTGGCCAAGCGTGAGAAACCCAACGCCACGGTCGTTTATAACGATTTCGACAACTACCAACGGCGCATCGCCGCCATACCGCGCACCAATGCGCTGCTGACCCGCATCCGTGAAGTCACCGACAGCTTGCCGCGTGGTAAGGTGATACGCCAGCCGCACCGCGACCGGATCTTGGAGATCATCGCCGAAGAGGAACGGCATGGCCCAGTCGACTACATAACCCTGTCACCGTCGCTCTTATTTTTCTATGAAGTATGCCAACAATATGGACGAACTCGTCAAGCAAACGTTCTATAACACCGTACGGCGAAACGACTATTGTGCAGATGGCTACCTTGACGGCTTGACCATCGTGCACAAGGACTACAAGGCCCTCTTCGCTGAATACCGCGACAAGCCCAATGTCCTCTTTCTTGTCGACCCGCCTTATCTCTCCACCGAGGTCGGCACGTACACCATGTCGTGGCGGTTGGCCGACTACCTCGACGTGCTCGCCGTTCTGCAAGGCCACGACTACGTGTACTTCACTTCGAACAAGTCGCAGATAATCGAGCTGTGCGAATGGATAGGGCGGAGCCGCATCAACCGCAACCCGTTCGAATGTGCGCACCGCGTGGAAGTGAACACCACGATGAACTACAATAGTGCATACACCGACATCATGCTTTACAAGAGGATGGGTGCATAA